CAATAAATATTGATTCAGGTAATTTAAATATTAAATCAGTAAGATAAGAATTTTCAGCTTCTATTATTTTTTCACAACATAAATTATACATTTCAACCATTTTTGCTCGAATTTTAAGTCTACGTTGTTGAATATTTTTTAATAAAATAGTTGAATTAAAATTTAATTCTGGATCTGAATTTATATTTTTATCTTTTGAAATAGAATTTATTGTTATATTACCTCTTGGTAAATAATCTAAATTTTTAGATGGCATTAATTTATCAATCGTAATATTATTCATATATATATGTTTATAATTATAAAAAATTATATTTTATAACATCATATAACAATAAAGTATGAATAATAAAATTGATGAGGAGATTAATAAACTTATAGGTAAATCAGAAAAAAATAATATAATTGATAAAGATACATTAGTATTATCTGGAGGAGGTTTATCTGGTATATTATATATTGGTGTATTCAAAGCATTAGAAGAATTAAATATTTTAAAAAATATAAAAACAATAGTTGGTGTATCTGTTGGTACTATGCATTCATGTATGTATCTTATGGGTTATACTATAAAAGAACTACAAAAATTTGGCGAGACATTTGATTCTAAAAGATTAACATCTATAAAAGATATTAACAGTTTATCTTTTAATAAAATATTTATTGAATATGGCTTAGATAATGGTGAAGCATTTAAAAAAGTATTTGCTAAAGTAGCTAAACAAAAGAATATTAATCCAGAAATTACATTATTAGAATTTTATAATTTAAATAAGATTAAATTTATAATAGGCGTAACTAATGTTGATAAATTAGAAGAAGAATATTTTTCTTATGATCGAACACCCAATGTAAAATTAGTTGATGCACTAAGAGCAACAATATCAATTCCGATATATTTTACACCACATAAAATAAATAATACATTTTATATTGATGGTGGTTGTATGAATAATTTTCCAGTTGATTATTCCGATATCAATATAGATAAAACTATTGCAGTAATGATTTGTAATCCAATAAATAAATCATCAAATAATAGTAATTTTATTAATTATTTTTTAAATATATTAAAATCAATGTCAATTGGTTGGAGAGATACATTATATAGAGGTTGTAATAATATTATAAGTATTGATTCTGGTATTACTAATGTATTTAATTTTAGTGTAGATGAAAAAGAAAGAAAAAGATTAATAAAATTAGGTTATGATTCAATAAAAAATTCATATCTTAATCATCATCGCTAGATGAATCATAATCAATCATTCTTGAATAAATTTTAGCCATATCTGATGTGATTTGTTTTGATTTACCAACATTTGATATATCATTACCAATTAATGTACCAAAATCTTTTGATATTCCAAATTGATCTTCTAATACACTCTTAAATTCACTAAATTCCATCTTATCATATTTTTTTGTATCAAAATTTCTCTCCATCATTTTTCTTTTTAATTCATCATCGTTTAATTTATTATTTTTATAATTGGAATAATCATTAGAATATTCAAAATCGGAATCAGATGAAACTTCAATATCATCATCATTAAATTTATTTAGTTTGGTAAATTTAGATTGATCTTTAAAATCTTGTTTATCATTATATATATCACCATAATCTTGATCAACCGAAATAAAATTTCCTAAACCGGTATCATTGAATGCAGTAAATTGATCTTCATAAACAACCATATCACCAGCCTCTTGTTTTTTCTTTAATTTTTTCTCTTCTTTGCGTTTATTCTTTTCAAATATATTATTAAATTCATTTGGATTAAAAGATTTACCTTCAAAAATATTTTTTTGAGCTAATTCAATAGATTCGACATCTCTTTGAGCTAATAATTCTTGCACATGTTTTGATATTTCTTGTTTATTTAATTTAATTTCTGGATCTGGATTAAATCCTCTAACTTTATTTATTTTTTCACTTTCTTTTCTAAATTCTAATTCCGAACGTTTTTTAGAATCATCGGTAATACCAGATTCTTGTAATTTAATAAAATCTTCAAAAGAAGATTTTTGATTAGAAATATCAGATGATTTCATAGTTTTTTGTTCTAAATCATAAAATTTTTTCTTTTCTGGATTTGTTAAAACTTCACCAGCCATACGTATCAATGGATATTGTTCTTGTTTTATTTTTCTCTTTGTTTCAGATAATAATTTTAATTTATCAGGATGATATTTAGCAAGTAAATGTCTATATTTTCTTTTAATATCAGACATATCAGAATCTCTAGAAATACCAAGAATTTTATAATAATCATAACCTTCAAATTTAATTTTACTTCTCATTTTCTCGAAAAGTTCTTCATCACTGATTTTGTCAGTATTACTTAGTCTTTCAGTCATTATGTTATATATAATTTTATAACAATATATTTTTCAATTAAAAAAAACGAAGACATTATTTACATTTAATTGTAATTTTTATTTTATATAATTATATATATATGTCTCTTAGTTTAAAACATAAATTTAAAGCCATTATGCTTCTACACGCTTTAGGCGATACAATTGGATTTAAAAATGGTGAATGGGAGTTTAATTATATAACAAATGATGTAACATATAAAACAACATTAGAAATAGTATTTCAATTTATATCTCTTGGTGGATACAGTGGGATTGATCTAGAAAATTGGAATGTTTCAGATGATACTTTATTTCATTATGGTACTGGTTTAGCATTATTAGATTTAAAAGATGAAGATATTAATTTAAAAGATGAAGAATTAAGTGAAAACTTTAAAGATATTTTTATGTCTCATATGAGTGGAATTTTAGATAAAATTATTGTTGATCAAAAAGAATTAGAAGATAAAGAACCAACAATTGAAAATTTTTCAAAATATAAATTTAGAGGTGTTGGTAAAAAAACAGTAGAAAGTATACAAAATTGGGAAAATCATAACAAACCATCAATAAATTTAAGTGGCGGTAATGGCTGTGCTATGAAATTTCTATGTGTTGGTATGTTATTCCACAAACCAGAAGATTTAGATAAATTAATTTTAGTATCAATTGAATTAGGTAAATTAACACATCCATCGCCAATTGGTTATCTAGGTGGTTTTACATCTGCATACTTTACTCATTTAGCATTAAATTCAATTCCTATAGAGGATTGGCCAGAATTATTAATATCATTGGTAGATTCAGAAAGAATATCAAAATATATTGATAAGAATGATTACGATGTAATTATAGCATATAGAAGATTTATATCTTTGTGGAAAAAATACATTGATTTTAGATTTAGTAATGGCAAATTATTAAGAACCGCATCACATCGTAATTTAATTTTTAGAACTAAATTTTTTTATGATTTTACAGTTAATTATGATGAAATTACAGAAACAATAGAAAATGTAGAAAATAATGCGTCAATTGTTGGTAGTATTGGTGGATCAGGTGTAACTTCTATGTTGATGGTTTATGATGCGTTGGTTGATGCTGGAGATTCATGGGAAAAATTAATCTATTACGCAATGTTACATGTAGGAGATTCAGATACTATTGGTGCAATTGCTGGTGGATTATTTGGAGCAATGTACGGTTATGAATCTGTTCCTCCTCGAATGATTGATGCAATTGAATATAAAGAAAAAATATATGAATTATCGAAAAATATTTATTCTAAAGTTAATTCTAAAGTTAATTCTAAGCAGATTTAGCCTTAATAAATGCAATTAAATCATCTGTTGATCTATCACCATTGTATAAAAACATTTTACCGGATTTTGATTGTAATATTATAGTTGGGAACCCTTTAACAAATAAAGGATCGCATTTTTCTTTATTTGCTTCACAATCAATAATTTCAACAACACAAATATTTTCTACTTCTTTAAATTTATTTTTAAATTCATCTGAGCTTAATTGTTGTAATATTTTTTTAGACCATCCACACCAATAAGCAATGTGTACTTTTAATGATGCTTTTCCATTTGCTGAAACTTGAATTGATTGCGTTATTTGTGTTAATTCACTAGATTGTCTACCAGAATCACAATTTCCAAATTGTTCAGTTGGATTATAAGGTTTATATTGATTTACTGGTCCTTTATTTGCAACTTCATTTGTTACCCCATTTGTTCCTCCATTTGTTACCCCATTTGTTCCTCCGTTTGTTACCCCATTTGTTCCTCCATTTACTTGTTTTGTTCCTCCGTTTACTTGTTTTGTTTCTCCATTAACTCCTTTATTATTGCCAGAGAAATTAACGAAATATAATATTAAAATTAATACAGCAATAATTAATATAATAATATAAGTTTCTTCCATTTAATATAATATAAAATTATATAAAAAATAAATTTTTAAATTATAAATATTTTTTTCTTTTTTAATTATTATAATATGGATTTAGTTAGACTTTTTTTTGGCCCAGACATGAGTGATACCCGCGGTGAAGTATTTTTTAATTTAGCATACAATGGTACACAATACGACAAGGCTATCAATGCTGACAATGTAAATAGTATCTTAGCTGAACCTTTATTACAAGTTATGCTTGCTAAGAATTATCAAGGAGGTACAGGCGATGTTGTTGACGGTGCATTCCTCGAATTTATGCAAGATGTTGGTACTTATCATAAACAATTAGATGACGGTGCTGCTATTGGCACTGACGCTACTAAATCAAATCTTTTAATTAATGTATACAAAAATCCAAGCGTACCTGCTAATGTAAGAAAATTCTTTGAAACACATTTAAAAGTACTTAATATTGCAACTAGTCTACCCACAACCAATTATGCTGATACTGCTTTAATTAGATTTAACCTTGTTAAGGTATCTTCTGCTTCAGCAGACAAACCCAACAAATTATTTGAATCAACCATTCCCCTTTTACCCGCTGGTAAAGGTTCTGCTACTGATGCTTTACGTCGTAATTATGCTGATGCTGCTGCTGGAGCAGCACGTACAACTGCCAAATCATTTAATTTAGAAATTAAAACATTAATTAAAAATGTTATTCTTGCCAGAGATGCTACAATCCCCCCTTCTGCATCCGCTGCAGAACCACTTGAAGATTTATATGAATCTGTAGTAACTGGTGTTAGATATGTACGTGATTCTGCTGGTGTTTTACGTGTAGTTGGTGCTGATGGTAAACCAGATATGTCCAAAGATTTTGAAGGTGCTGAATTAGAAGATGCTTTAAAAAAAGCTGGACTAAACTGTGCTTCAACTGGTATTAATCTTCCTGATTGCGAATTTGTATATAAATGCTTATTATCAGGCAAACCCGAAACACTTTCTGAATGCCTTGACAGATTAAGGGATGCTGATATGTTTAAAGTTGCACGTAAAGAAGTTGCCACTATGAATCCCAAAGTAGCAGTTCAACTTTTAAGAACTTTTGGTTTCAAACCACGCAGAGAAGCCGGATCAAATGTAGTTCTCCCACCTACATTTGATGAATGGTCTGTCAGATTATCCAGAACTGTTGATGAAGCAACTGCTGGAGCTATCCGTGGAAATAAAAAATTAATGGAATATCTTAGAGCTGTTGTTGATATCGTCCGTTCTAACCCTGCCATCATTAACAAAGATTTAAAGAATGGTGTTGTTTCTGATTTTGCCAGAAAAACTGGATTATCCGTTTTCCGTAATCCTTTCCCTGAAAGAAAAGTTACAGATGCTATCATTGATGGTGTATTATTTGCTCCTCAAGCACTTGCCCGATCAATGCAACTTCCTTTATCTCTTCAAATCGCAAACATCTCTGGCAGAGTACGTATGCCAATGATGATGGGTGGTGGTAGTTCTGCTGAATGCCCTAATGCTAGCAATATCAAACAAGCATTCAACATGATTTATGCTGAAATGGAAAAGAATGGTAAAGTTCTTGTTGATTCTGATAAATCACGCATCAATGCAACAATTGAAAAATTAGATAAATTAGAATCTACATTAATGAGATTAATGGATGATACCAAATTATTTGCCAAATTAAATGCTGCATTAAATCCCGGTCAATCAGTTTCTACCGAAAATGTTACACTTGATGATATTACCAATGTCAGAAATGAAAATATCACTGGTGAAACTCTTGGTAATCTCAATGATTGCATTGTCAAGAATCTTCGTGATCAAACACAATTATCTTCTGATCTTGTTAACAGAGTACAAATGCCCCTTTTACAATTACTCTTAAAAGGTGGTTCTAATGCATTAAGCCCTGTTAATTAAATATTTTTTATTATAAATATAATATTATTTAATTTTTAATTTTTTAATTTTTTTTATTATATAAATTATATATATGTACATAGATTTATTACCTTTTGTAAATGATGATGAAAGAGCTTTAATGTTTATTCGCTATAATTATATTGGCGAAGAATTTTCCCAACCTATAAATCGCAAAGAAACTGCCGACACTATTAAAGGTGAGGCTATTTATCAATTATTTTGTAAACACAATTATGTTGGTTTTCCAGATGAAATTGATTTATTAATTTATGACTTTTGTAATAAAGTTATGGGAAATATTGGATGGTGGCATAATCAGATAGATGGTAAACCAGTTAATAATCCCGATGCTAAAAAAGTATATGATAGAGTATATTTAAGATGGAAAGATTTATCTCCAATTGCAAGAAAATTCTATTCAACACATATGTATTTAACAAAAACAGAAAATGGCAAAGATGTTATATTAAGAGATTTTGATAATCTTTCTGTATATGATCCTGCTACTATTAAATTACATTTAAGAAAAACAAAAGATGGTAAAAGTTTATTTAGAGAAACTATTCCATTTTTACCAGTCGGATCTAAATTTAGACAAAATACTAGAAAGGAAGAAGTAATTGATACAAATAATCAAGATTACTTAAGAAAAGACTACGACACCAAATCTATAACAGCTTATGTACATAAAATTAATTATTCTAAATTTATTAAAAATGTTATACAAAATAGTGGTATGAATGTTGATTTATACAAACATGTCGCATCATCTGTTAAAACTTTAGAAAATTTATACCCAGAAGAACCTGAATTAGCTACATTAAATTTTACTAGAGATGAAAATGGTGTATTAATTAGAGATGGTGTAAAATTAGATGATGCAAAATTAGAAGAAGACTTAAAACAAGCAGGTATTTGTTATGGCACTGGTATTAAAGATTCAGGATCAAATTGTGATGATGTTTACAAATGTTTATTAGATGTTAAACCAGGTGATATTTCTAGATGTGCTGGTGAACTTGAAAATGTAGAATTATTTGATGTACCAAGTGAAACTGTTAGAAAGATTAATCCAAAAATCATGAAAGTTATTTTACAAAATCTTGGTGTTGGACTTTCCAAACAAAATGGTATTTTAATATGTGAATCATTTGAATCATGGTTAAGTAGAACACCAATTAGATCAGTTGTACTTAAAAACAGAAATCTTTCAAGATATATTTCAACCATAATTAATGTAATGAGAACAAATCCTGTTATTCTAAATCCAAAACAATCATCATTAAGAACATATGGTTTATCTACATTTAAAACACCTGAAGGATTACAAAATAAATCAGCACCATCAAGTAATATCGCTGATTTATTATTATATACCAAAAATGTATCAGTTAGTCCTTTACAATCTATTCCATTATATCCAGATAATTTAAGATTTATTATGTCAGGTGGTGCTGAATATAGTGAGAATGCTATGCAACTCAAAAAATTATTTGATGTATTATTCAGTGAACTTAATAATGCTGGTGCACCACTTGTTGAAAATGACAAAAATAGAATTTATGCAACAATTGAAAAGATGAGCAAATTAGAATTAGATCTTCCACGCTTATTAGAAGATCTTAAGGTATATACTGATTTAATTAAATTAATTGGTGATAAAGAAAAAGAAGATACTAAACTTGATGATTTCCAAGATATTAGAAATAACAAATCACAATTATCTGATTTAGTAAATAAAGTAAATAAAAAGATTCTGGCTAATATTTCTAGACAAAATTTAATTTACCAAATATTATACAATAGAGTACAAGTACCATTACTTGGTAATCTTGTATTTTAATTTTTGATTCATATTTATTTTTCTGTTATCTCATTCTATCTCATTCTATCTCATTCTATCTCATTCTATTTTTTATATTTTTTGTGTTTTAAGGAATAATATTTTATAATGATGTATATATATAATGACTGGTGGCACAATGCATTTAGCTGCTAGAGGTATCGAAGATATTTTTTTATCGGAAGATCCTCAAATAACATATTTTAAAATTGTTTATAGAAGACATACCAATTTTTCAATTGAAGAAATTAGGCAAAATTTTATTCAAAAAACTGTTGATTTTGATACGAAGGTAACGTCATTGATAACTAAAAGTGGAGATCTTATTAATCAATCATCACTCGTAATAACTTTGCCACAGATTGATGAAGTTTCAGATGGAATAACAAAAGTAGCATGGGTTAAAGATATTGGATATAGAATTATTAAATCAATATCAATTGAAATAAATGGTCGAATTATAAATCGTCATTATGGCGAATGGATGTATTTATGGAATGAGTTATTTAATCATCAACCAGATAAAGCATCAAAGATTATTGGCAATGTCAATGAATTAACAGAATTTACAAATGGTAAAAAAGCATATAAATTATACATACCATTACAATTTTGGTTTTGTAAGTATCCAGGAAATGCTTTACCATTGATTGCTTTATTATATTCTGATGTTAAGATTAATGTTGAATTTCAATCACTTGATTATTGTCTTAAAGTAACACCAACACATAATTTATATTGTGATACTGACATAGTAAACTTTAATTCTAATGAGGTAATTATACAAAATATAGATGGTGTTATTGCAGCAGGATATTTCTTATCTTATGATGTTCTAACAAGACAATTGTATTATTATCTAATTACCACAAATAATTTTTCTAGTATTCCATACGGTACAGTTAATACATCTAAATATAAAATTATTGGTGAAACTACAAATTTTTCTATATATCCATATACACAACAATCTACTACAAAAATTATTACACCACAGGCATATCCTCAAGATCAAGCAACACAATATCTACATCTTGGTGATTGTTATTTATTAATAAATTTTATATATCTTGATGATGATGAAAGATTAAAATTTGCACAATCAAAAAATGATTATCTAATTGATCAATTATTCTATACCGAATTCAATGAAGTTACTGGTCCAATGGAAATGATTGAATTAAATGTTGATAATCCTGCAAAATTTACAATATTTTTATTACAATTAGCTTATCAATATAAATCAAAAAATTATGATAATTATGTTGATACCTTTAATTCAAATGCACTTAATGCCTCAAATCTTATTAGTGCTGCAACAATATTACTTAATGATAGAGAAAGAATATCTTTTAGAAATTCAAAATATTTTGAGAATGTTCAACAATATCAACATTGTAGAAATACTGGACCGCCAGGAGTTAATTTATATTCATATGGAATAGAAATGAATTCGTCACAACCATCCGGTTCATGTAATATGTCAAAGATAGAAACAATTAGGGCAAAAATACAAACTAAACCAATTTTAGCAACAAATAATCTCGGATATTTCAGATCATATACAGAATCACATAATATTCTAAGAATATCAAATGGGTTTGGTGCATTACTTTTTGAGAGATAATTTTATTTAGTATTAATAAAAGCTGGTGCGGCAAATCCAGACATTATTCGTAATATTTGATATGAATAGGAAAAGAATTCCATCTCAATTTCTAAATTTTCATTTTTCATCAATTCTAAATAAGCTGGATTTATTTCTTGTTCAATCTCTAAATCTTCAATCATTGATAAATTAGCAGAACCAGATGGTTGTAATAATTTTGGTAATAAACTAAATGAATATAAAAATTCCCCGTTATTTAATGAACCAAGATTACATTCATATGGTATAATTTTATTAAAATAGTTACTAGTTCCTTCTTGCCTTTTATTACCATTAAAATAGAATGCAATATTTTTTATTATTTTTTTTTGATCAATATTGAGACGAAATAAACTATATGGTGAATAATTATTAAGTGAATATGTATAATCTGTTTTGTTAATTTTAAAATAATCATTTATGTTCCAATTTTGTCTATCATTATTTTTTGATTTAACACGCCATAGAATAAATTTTGTAGGATCGGAAAAATATAATTTTTCTCTGATTTTACCATTTATAATATCAGAATATTTATATGTAAAATGTCTACCATATTTAAAATGATCGGCTAAGAATTCTAATTTTGATGCGGCAATTCTTAATCTTTCTTCTAATTCGAGATAAACATAATCAACAATTAATCTGCAATGAATTTTTGGTTGTTTTTTAATAAATGATCCAGGAGCCAAAATTATTAGGTCTTCTAATTTTCTTGTTTTAAAATTTAATGTTACATCCGTATATAAAATATTTGACATTGGAAGGGAGCTTGTTATTTCTCTAGTAAAATAGAAATCTAATGGTAATACAAATTCTTTATTTGATTTATTTGTATTATTATATATTATCATATTATCTGTATTTTGAATTAATTTATTATAACCTCTAATTTTATTTGATTCTGTAAATAATTTTTTCTTTAATGATAATAAATTTGAATTATATGAATCAAAAACATCTCCATTAAATAATAATTGTATTTTTTCAAATAAATAATGTCCAGGTTCATTTACCCATGAATATGATGCCGGTTTATTTAAAATCATAGAAGCAATAATATTATCACAAACACTATTTTCATATGTCAGTCTTATTTGTGAATATTGTAAAATTGAATAATAAAATGAATAATTCTGATTTTCATAAATAATTTCTGTTGTTTCTGGAATTAGTATATTATTATTATATAATATATTTGTTATAATGTTATAATATGTATTTTTATTAGTTTTAAGATAACTATTAATATAATTAATTAATTCTGTTATATTTTGTGTTGAATAATTTAATAAATATGCACCTTCGCTTTTATTAATAAAAAAATTTTGGATAAATTTTAATACGTCACTTTTTTTCGTAAAATTATTATATAATGTAGTAAACATTTCGGATCGATATAATGCATCAATTAAATCATAATTATTAAAATATGTTATTAATTGAGCTGATTGCGAATGATGATATACCCAACAATCATATAAATTAGGTGTTGTAGCATATGTAAATGGATTTGTACCTTCAGTCATTGAGTTTAATAAATCTATCACACTCCAATCAACTAAATTAATTGGTGGATTTGTATAAAAAACACCATATATACAATCACCATAAAATTTATAAATACTTATTAATGATGCTTTTACTGATGCCATTATTGATAACATATATGCATCAGGAGATTGAACACCGGTATTATAATAATCTACAACATCAGAAACTAAATTATAACTAATATCATATTGATATAAATTATTTATCTGTAAAAGACCTTTGTATGAATTATAACGTGTCAAATAATATTGTAATAATGCCAAATATTGATTATAATAATTTAACATACCAACAATATCCATACCACTGCCATCAATTAAATGCTCAAAATCAGTATACGCATATGCATTTTGGAAATCATTAAAATCATAACCGGATGATTTTACTGGTATAGTAATATTATTACCAGTTTGATTATATATAAATGATTCAAAATTACCCGTTCCACCAATTAATATTAAATTATAACTACAATCAATTCGTGGATATATATTACCAGATTGATCAAAACTACTTACAGATGTACCAGTGAAATAATCAACTGGTGTTGTTGATATTTTTGTTGTCAATTCATCATAAAATATATTTAATAAATCATTCATACATAAACCTAATTTTGTTTGATAATAATTTGAATTTAATGCAATATCATTATAATATCTATTAATAAAATCGGTTGATCTAAAATGTAAGAAATTATAAACTGATGATTGAGCATACATATATTTAGTTATTCTATTATCTTGTAATATAAAATTATTAGTATATGTTCGAAATGTTGTATCATATTTAAATGATCTAATTACATATAAATCATATTTTGAATTTGCAATATTAGCTGAATCAAATACTTGATCAAAATCAAAACGCATAAAACTGTCAAGTACATAATTAATAACTTCAAATGCAAAAACTTTAGTTAAATTTGAATCAGCCAATGTTTGAATAATATCAAAATATTCACGTCTGAATGATTCAATAACACCACGAGTATTAGGTATAAAATAAGTTTTACCATCAACATCATTACCAGAAATTTCAAAACTCTTTTCAGGTCTTATTAAAAAATATAGAGCAAAATTATTTGTATTTGAAACATATTTATTTGCAAATGGATTAATTAATTCATATTCACCAACTAATGATTGATTAGGATAAATATTTTCTAATATAACATTTTCAGTTATTTTTTGATATAAATCAGTTTTAAAGGAGATAGTATTATCTGATAGATCTAATGTTGTTAATGATCCACCACTTAAACCTATTTGTAAATTGAGAAATGACAAATTACTATTAATAGCTAAAGGTATTTCATTAATTAAGAATAATGGTAAATAATTCATTATAACAACACGTTTTTGTGCATTTTCATTTAATGTAACAAAATTTTTTGATGAATCAGTTAATATTGAATATAGATCGAGTGATGTCGGACCAACATCCGCATTTGGAATTTGAATTTGTTGTAATAATGATTTTTGATTATCAATTGTATAAGGTGCCCATAATGTATATTCATTTAAATAATCTGCTATTAAAGCATTTTGAGAACCAGAATTAATTGTAGTTGTAATAGAATTTAAATAATCAGACATATCATTTCTAAAAAAAATATTATCATCAAAATTTAATACTTGATCAAATAATCCATCATTTACAATTAAAGTTGATGGTAACAATAAATTTAAAGTTTGAAAATCACTTTGCACATTTGTATAATCTATTGGTATTGTTTGTACATAATTAGTAAATGATTTATAAAGTGATAATCGATAGTGATTATAATTACCAAAGTATGATTGTTTTAATATATTCATTAATTCATAAAAAATACGTAAATTAGTAATAATATTTGATTGAATAACTGATATCATATATGGTTTTAATGTTCTTAATGTTTCATCATTAATTATTTCATTTGATTTTAGACTATTTAGATATCTAAATAATATTATATATGTATCAAAAGTTTGATAATTATTAATTTGTAAATTGAGATTTGAATAATTAACATTAGAATAATAATAATTTAATATTGATGTATAATAGTCATTAGTTTTTTTTGCTAAAAAAGTTGTTGCAGATGAAGGATTGATTTCATTTAATAATACAAAAAGTGCATTTGTATCCCTTATATGTTGATTATTTGATGCATCTAATATATTCGATGATAAATCACATATTGTATATAAATATGAGTCATACATTTTATCTCTTATTAGATATGAATCAATTAAATTAATACCAGAAATATCTACATCTAATTGATATGATTTAATTATATCAAAAATACGTGAACTTTTAATTGTATTATTACTTAGATTTGTTGGTTTTGCAATCTGATTACCCGAAGAATCAAGAATATAATTACCAGATGAATCCAATTTATAAAATTTTAAAACTCTATTATCTGCACCATCAGAATGATAAGTATAATCAGGATTTAAATAAAATATCCCATAACCATAATCATAAATATATCTAATAAAATTATCAACAAACTCAATATTATTTTTATTTGAAATAATATATGAATATATTTGATTAAGATTTGTTAAAATATCTGATGGATAAATACCATTAATATTACCTACAATTATATTTTGATCAATATATTCATATAATTCAAGATATTGGTCATTAGTAAAATATTCATTAATATTATCTAATTGTTGTATTATAAGATTTTTTGATATATCAATTGATGGTAAATTATTATATATTTTATAATTTGTTATACCATATGTTACATCATTAATAAATCTTAAAAAATTATTATTCTGTTGTACATAATTATAAACTTGGTCATATAATTTACCAGTTCCTTTTTTATTGGCGTTATATATAGATTGTGTTATAATTTGTGTTGGTTGATAAAAAGTAACCCAATTTAAAAAAAAACTTTTTAATGTATTTGCAATATTTAAATTTGTAGGTTCTAAATATATTACTTCGAAATTACCTATATTAATTATTAAATTAAGTTTTGATATACAATCACCTCGTTTTAATAATGTATAATTTGTTTCCAAATCTAATTTTTTTACATCCTGAATTAATTCATTTTGTGGAACAATCGTAAAATTTGTATGTCTTCTATAAACCATTTTAAATCTTGTTATTTGTGGATCACCCGTTAAATATACAGTATCTAAACCAATAGCTACTAATTGTAAAATACTACCACTAGGCATTTAAGAATGTATATATAAATATATTCTTAAATTAATTATTTGATTTTGATTTATTTATTATTATGTTGATTTATTTATTATTATCTTGATTAAGATGCAGAAAATGCCAACCCACAATAACCATTACTAATTCTTAATATATTATAACAACGAGCATACATTTTAAAAATTAAATTTGTTGATAATTGTTGATCTGATATTGATCCAGGGGTTATGGCAGGATTAATATCAGATAAATAATATAAAAATGCTTTTTGTCTTAAATTAAACAGAAACAAAAAATCTTTTAATCTAGAAAGATTTAATGATCCAGATGGTTGTATTTCTTCAGCATTTAAACAAAATCCTAAATTATAAAGACCTATTTTAGGTGTTCGTTTATGAATTTCCATTGGTTGAATTATATTATAATATTGAGAACTACCAATATTTGATGATATTTTTGTTTCACCATTTAATAATAATTGTCCATTTATTAAAGGCCCAATAGAACCAGATGCATCGATCGAATAATTAATATAATCATTATTATTTTTACCTGTTATATCATTCCGATATGCTTCTTTTTGAAAAAAGAATATAACTTCTTTACATGGATGACTAAAATCTAAATGTACATTATATATTGTTGTATTAACTATATCCATAAATACTTGTGTTGTTTCAATTAAATATTCATGAGCTGATTGGGCAAATTTTCTTCGTTCTAAACCATCCAAATAAATATAATCAATAAATAATGATAGATTTAAATTATATGATTTTGAATCCCATAGATCATCTAATGTATAATTATATCCCGAAATATCTTCGATTGTACCACAATTATTTAAATTTCTAAATTTAACTTTAATAATAAAATCATTATGTTGCGAAGCAACTAAGGGAAAAGCCGATCCTAGATTTCTACAAAACCAAAATTGTAAAGGTAATAAAATAGTGAATTGAGGTTTTGTAGTTCTATCAAAAGTAGTTAATTCTGGTACTTCACCAATTAATTTATGATATGTTGGTTGCAAAGTTTCATAAATACATAAATCAGTCCAAGCTTCAAGAAATTCACCTTCAGCTCTGTCAATAAATTCACCACCAATATATACATCAATATATTCAATCATTGTATGACCTAAATTTCTATTCCATGAAAATTTCATATTTGGATTTTGATAATCATTATATTCTGTCAAATATTGATTATATTGTTGATAATAATATTCTTGAATTTTAATACTTGATTTGATACTAGATTCGGCTATATTCATTATACTGTTTATAACAGTATTATCACTAGTATCAGTAACAAAATATTGTTGTGTTTGATCATAAATATTTGATGTTTTTAAATAATATTTTACTAATGTTGATAATGATGTATTATATAAAGAATTAAAATTATTAAGTGCTGTTTGTCCTTGAACATTAAATAAAACATTCAAATCATCACGAATATTAAATGTAGTTAATCCAATAACATCTTTATTTCGTATAATACTTCTATAAGCAGCAACATTATATTTCATAAATTCAGTAACATAACCATATTGTGTTTGAGCTTGTGAATTTGTATATACAATTGCTGGTCTATTAAATTGAAATTCATTAAAAGTAAAGTAAGTTTGTGGTAAATCAATCTTTAAATATGTTTTACTAATTAAATCACCATTTCTATCAACTAAGAATGATACTTCTTCGCCAAAATTTGTATTAGTATTTGGCTTTACTTCTACTGATTCTATTGCAAAGTTTGTATATCTTCTATAAGCAGTTTTAAAAAAAGTTATTTGAGGTGCACCAGTCAAATATAAATCATTACATCCATAACATAAGATATTTAATAAACCTCCTGGCATATATAATATGATATATATAATGAAAAAATAAATAAAATAAAAGCGTAAAATGAAATTTAAAAAGTAACTAAATAGACAAAACAGAACAATTAATAAACAAAACAATTAAATTAATAAACAAAACAATTAAATTAATAAACAGAACAATTAAATTAATAAACAAAACAATTAATAAAAACATTATTATTTATGATACAATAGCAGCAAGTGCATTAGTTCTAGAAGGTCCTTTTCCATTGAAAGTCTTAACAATTACCTTCTTGCGAGAAACTTTAACAAACTCGGTATCAACTGTTGCTTCAACTTTATCAACTGTATCTTCAACTTTATCAACTGTTGCTTCAACCTTATCAACTGTTACTTCAACTGGATTATTCGCCCAAGCATTGACAGTAGGAAGATGTCCTGACTTCACATTAGTATTGTTATTTGCATATGGCTTTTTTGTGTGATATGTATTCGGTGCATTCGGTGCCTTCTTATCCATCTTGGGAGATCCACGTTGTTCGGCAATAGTCTTAGGCTTGAACTGGGAACGCTTTTCCTCAGCCATTTTCTTGGAAGCAGTAGACGCAGTAACAAAGATCTTGACAAATTCACTAAGTGTATCAGAGTAAGCATACATTTGAGTGTATACTTGTTGCAAGAGTAATGCATAATCAGCAAATTCTACCGAACTATGTTCAGTAAAAGTAGAAACCTTTACAGTCTTGCCATTGCGAGTTTGTTCTGCTTCACCAGAATACTTGCGATAGACAGCCTTACTGGAGTCAATATCAGTCGGGACGTATGATCGAGAGATCTTCTTGCAAAGTTCCGCAAGGAATAGTCGATGTGCCTTAATAAGCAAAGATAACTTGCTTTTGTCCAATGTTTGATCGAGTTCAGCAAAAGACAAATCAAATCGAATGTCAAATTCTCCCTTAGAACGCTTGACCATATGTTTAAGACTATCACCAATCGTAGATGATCCAAACTTAGGATTGTCGATGTAGTTTACCATATTAGCAGTTTCTTCAAGAATCTTGGGATAGCCAAGACGATTCAAACCCTCTAGAATTATACTGTGAAACGTACCTTGAGGAGTAGAAGTTCCAACTGTCTTCACCGAGTGTTCCATGATAGAAAACTCGGTAAAAATAGCAGCCAAAATTTCTTTGAGATTAGCTTGACCAATTTGTACCTCACCGATATTCTCGGCGGTGTAGAAAGTAGTAAATGTATTAGAAATGGGGTCCATTTTTTTTATAATGATCACTTTATTTTAAATGAAAGATTATCAATGAATTAATATTTTCAATTTTTTTTATTAAGCCATTATATAATGGTTAAATTTAGTGAATATTATATAATTAATAATGCGATTATTATAAATATGCCTTATAAACACAATAATTTACCTGTTATTGTTGATAAGAATGTATTTGACTTTATTGGTAAAGATCATGATTTCTATGTTAATGATTTATTATCTGTACATACTAGATTAAAAGTAGATAATGATATAATTGATATACCTTTACATGAGATTGTTATGAAATATAATGAAAAATATAATGGAGTAAATGGAGGGGCAAATGGAGATATAAATGAAGGGATAAATGGAGTAATAAATAAACCGATAATTCATAAAAATCGTATAAATTTAGATAATAGGTATGAAAATCTAATGTATGATACAACTGATAAGAAGATATCTAAGAATTTAGAGAAAAAAGAAAGAAATATTGATCTAACAGGTGCTGGTATTAATGCTAATAAGTTACCATCATTTGTATGGTATCTTAACCCCGATTCTACTCATGGTGAAAGATTTATGGTAAAATTAGATACAATCAATTGGAAGTCTCCATCCTCCAAAGATCTAAGTTTGCGATATAAATTAGAAGCTACTAAACAATTTTTACGTAATAAGATAAATGAAAATCCAGAATTAATAAAGAAATTTTCATTAAATGGTGATCTAAATGATATTGGACTTCAATTAAGAAGATCATATTACAATTTAATTCATCAAGTAGGTGGAGGTAAATATAAAAAATATCAAATGAAAGAAAACAATTCAACTTTAAATATTTTAAAACAGGATTTAAAGGGTTTAACAGCATATGAAAAATTATTATTAAAATCTTAATATTTTATTCTTTATTTATTTTTGTTTATTATTTTTGTTTATTATTTTTGTTTATTATTTTTGTTTATTATTTTTGTTTATTATTTTTGTTTACTTTTATTACATTATTTACATTGCTTTATGTACAACATTATTAATATATGGATTACGATTTAAATTTTGTTTAGCAAATGAATCAATGTTGGGATTTTCCATTGTCTTAAGTGGTGAGCCAGAAAATGACATTACAAATGGTAATTTCTCATTAATTGCAATAGTTGATGGAATCACATCACGATTAATTTGTAATTTTTCACACGTTCTTAACATTGTAAAATCATATGAGGGACCTTTGTCATAATTTGATAAAGTTGGAGCACGTCCAGTCATTTCAACTTGTTCTCTACCAACATTTACATTAGCATTTAAATAATCATCACGGGTACGTTGAGGTAAATATGTTGAATCACCATTCGCACCACCTCTGGATCTATCTAATTTAGAATATAATTCCCTATTGGTAACATCCGGAGTCATTAAATCATAGTTAATAGCATAACCTTTATCGCCATCTTGAGCTTTAGCACCAGTTCTGGCACGATCTAATTTGGAATATAATTCCCTATTGGTAACATCAGGTGTCATTAAATCATAGTTAATAGCATAACCTTTATCTCCATCTTGAGCTTTAGCACCAGTTCTGGCACGATCTAATTTGGAATATAATTCCCTATTGGTAACATCAGGAGTCATTAAATCATAATTAATAGCATAACCTTTATCTCCATCTTGAGCTTTAGCACCAGTTCTGGCACGATCTAAATTAGAATATAATTCCCTATTGGTAACATCTGGAGTCATTAGATCATAATTAATAGCATAACCTTTATCAGCCTGTTGTTGTTTTGCTCCAGCATTTGCACGATCTAAATTAGAATATAATTCCCTATTGGTAACATCAGGTGTCATTAAATCATAATTAATAGCATAACCTTTATCTCCATCTTGAACTTTAGCACCAGTTCTGGCTCTATCTAATTTAGAATATATTTCTCTGTTAGTAACATCTGGAACTTCATTTGGATCAAAATAATGTCCTTTACCCATTGATGGTTGAATTGCTACACCATCTCTATCATATCTATCATGAATATTTCTTCTGGTTGGATCTGGTACATCATTAGGATCGAAATAATGTACTTTGCCCATTGATGGTTGAATTGCTTGACCATCTCTGTCATATCTATCATGAATATTTCTTCTGGTTGGATCTGGTACATCATTTGGATCATAATGATGACCCTTACCATAAGCACCAACAATTGCTACACCATCTCTATCATAACGATTATGTATATCTCTTAAAGTTGGATCTAATACATCATTAGGATCATGTGCAACTGTTCTACCAGTTGATGATGTACCAGCTGGACCTACATAATCTAATTCTTGACTTCTAAGAGTTGGATCAGGAATATATTTAAGAGCATCTTCTCTTTCACTCATACCTTCAACTAAAATCATATTTCTTGGTTCAGCTTGTGTATAATTTTGTTTAACAGAACCTTCAAATTTTTCTCTTAATTTATCTGGTGTAACTTGTGATACTTCATTAAAAGCTGGACCAGATAATGTTCTATCAATTAAACCTCTGTTAGTTGTTGCTAAATCTTGTTTAATAAATTCACCATAAATAGCAGGTGCAATAGCATAGCCAAAATTCTTAACATGACGATCTGTACCCCATTCTTTAGTTCTTTCTGGTTTATTTTTATTTTGTTCACCAATTACAGGACCTCTACCACCCCCACCACCAGTTCTGATTCCAGATGTTACAACAGGTGTTGTATATGATATTTGTTGTTGACTAGCAGTTCTCATATCATCAATTGATCTAAATTGTGGTCTATAATTACTTCCCATTGGATTTTGTTCATTATAACCAAGATTTAAACCAGGTGTTATACGTTTTTCTTGAAAAGGTTTTTCAGTTCTCTTTTCTCTACCAGGAATATAATGAGACATTAAATAATCAGTTGGTAAAGGTGTTCCATAAATATTTGTTGCATTCATAATGGGATCAAATAATGGTTTTTGTTCGGTTTTTTGTTTAAAAGTAATATTATCTGTACCAGTAAAATTTTCCATTTTTCTCTGTGATAATTCAACAAATTTATGATCTCTGCCAGGATTTGTACCATATGTTTTTCCTTTAAATTGAGGAACCATATTTATATGTGAAAAATCATTAGTCACACCCAAACCCATATTATTATCTGACCCATAACCTTCACCAAAATTTGAATATCCACCAGCTACTGCTAGATTACGTTCAGTTTGTGCTCTATCTGAAATTGAACCCATCTTATGTACTCCATTATATGATGCTGGATTTTGTTTATCTCCAAATTTTAATGAATCGTATTGATTTAAAAATGTATCATTTGCATTTCTCTTATCAACAATTTTAAATTCATTATTAATATTATCTATCATTGAATTTGCACGTGAAATTAATAATGTTGGATCCCCCATTACAGATACTTCTGAATTAGATGATAGAGATACTTCATCAGAAAATTCTGAATCATCTGAATTTCCTCCAAAATGTTCGATAATTTTTTTATTTGTTCCTTGTCTTTTTATATTTTCATTAATAATTCCTGTTTTTTTGGGATTTCTACTTTTATTAATTCTATCTTTTGCAATTCTTTCAATTTTATCTAATCCTTGTTTAAATTGATGAGAATTATAAACATCTTTTACTTTATTACCTAATTTATGTATTGATTGTTTTTTTTGTGGTTCTTTTAATGTTACTATATCTTTTAAAATAGAAAAACTATCAAGTAAATTCATAATATATAATGTTATATTATAAAAAAAATAAATACTTATTACTAATAAATTAAGGTTGAATGTTAGGAATAGAATAGATATAATTATCCTTAGCTTCTAATACTGTATTCTTAGCAAAGTCATAGAAGATATTTGCTTGTGGATCTTTTACTAAATTATAGAAACGATCAATTGGTGCTTCTTTATAATTAAAAGCGGGATGAGATAAATGAGAATATCTTGGAAATTGATCATCACCACATACATTTTTGTTTAATAATTTAAAATCTTGTGG